GCTCCGAAAAGAAAAGTATCAGAAGTTTTTGAGCCGTACTTAATATCAAAAACTTCTTCGTCAGGAATGACGATTTTATATTTTGCAATTTTTTCATTCATCATAATCACCTCCCTTCGAGATGATTATAGCACAAAAAAGCACCTCTGGGTGAGGCGCTTACAAAAATTTTCTAACTAAATTATATCACAAAAGAAAGGCAAAGTAAATGAACGAATTAGAAAGAACAGCCCTCAATGAGATATTGAGGACCGTAACATACATTGCTGAGAAGTTGGATGAATTAGAAGCTAAGATTTCTCAATCAGAAGAAGTAAAAGATAATGCTTCATCTACATCATAATCAGCAGCAATAAATTGAGCCGCTGAGAGAATGAATTTCTTTAAATCTTGAATATCTTTACCGTCATGTCTGCGGACATAATGAGTTTCATCATTTCCAATCCAAGCGACGGATTTTGCCAAAACTTGAATTTTTGGGAAATCATTCAAGTATTCAGCGATTACTTTTCCAAGCATGATTGATTTGATGTGTTCTTCGTCAGATGGATTTTTAGAAATTGCGTAATCTTTTATAAGAAATTCAGCTGCTTTACGATAGCCGACGCCTGCTATTTGATCCAATACTTCTCGTTCTGCAACCGTTGCTTGAGAATAGATTTCAACAAAAACAGGAGAAATTTTCTCTATGTTTTCAGGGAGTTTTACTTTGATAGGTGGACGGTAGTTGTATTCGGCGATTGAACAAGGTTTAGATATAGATTCGAAAATATACTCAACAGCAAAGTATTTTTTACAAGCTGAGCGTGAGCATCGAAAAGTGACAACAAAGCGAGCATTCCCACTAGAGTAGCTGTCCTCGCTGTCTGAAACGTGTATCCTTTCAGGCGAGACACTTTTACCGCAATGTGGGCAATATTCAGGATATTCCAATTTTACTGTCTGGCGATTTGTACCATAGAATAAAATGCTAGCAGTTTTCATAATCATTCTCTCCAATCATTTTATTATCTCTATTATACCAAATTTAGAAAGGAAAAGTAAATGCAAGAAATAGCATTATCTGACAATTTAGCGCAGATTGAGCTTGAAATCAATCACCACAAGCAACTTGCCGGTCAGTCAATTTGGGAAATCGGCAGACGGCTTAATCATGTTAAGGAGCATGACTTAGTTCATGGCGAGTTTAGAGATTGGCACGAAAGACTTGGTCTTGACAAGGACTTTGCTTATAAGTCAATGAAAATCGCTAAAGAATTGCCAAATGTCGAAACGTTACGACATTTAGGAACAACAGCATTACATCTTATCGCAACCATGCCAGAGGAAAACAGGCAAGAACAGATTGAACGGATTGAGCAAGGCGACAATCCAACAGTAAGAGAACTGCAAGAAGTCAAGCGCCAACTCAACCTTACACGAAGCGCAAACGACAGCTTGCGAGGACAAAACGAGCGCTTGGCAGAACAAGCCTTGAAAGGCCTTGAAACCAAGACGATTGAAAAAGAAGTCATCAAAGAAATCGAAGTCGCACCGGCAGACTATGACGCTACTAAGTCGCTGAATGCCACGCTGCTAGAAAAGAACAGTCAACTCAAACAAAAATACGACGACTTAAACAATCGAGCAGAGTTCATCGAGGAACAATATAACAAGCTCGTAGAAGAACGCAAGGCAGTTGATGAAAAGTCCGCTAAGTATGACGAGTTGACAGAAGCTATCAAGCAGTCGCAAGGACAATTAAACGAAGCACAAGCGAAAATTGGCAGTTATAAGAGCCTGCTGTCATTTATCCGGAAAGGAAATGAAATGGTCGTGAGCATGGGCGGTCTGGTCTATGTGGACGAACAACGGATACTGCACTCTGACAGTAAAGTCAGAAACGAATTTGAACAGTTGCAAAAAGCAATCAGCAGACTTGCCGAAGATATGGGAAGCATGCTGAAAGAAACAGAAGTATTAGAGGGAGAAATCATATGACAAACGAAATCATTGGAAAAAGCGCAAGCAGCGAACAATCACTATCAGAAATCAGCGTAATGCGGAAGATGCTAGACAGCATTGAAAATCACGAGCATCGCATTACGAACTTAGAAGACACTATGCGAGTGAACGCAGTACAGGAAAACATGCTGACAGAAGAAGTCAACAAGAAGATTGTCGGTTTCTTGCAAGGAAAGAAAGCCCCTGCTTATCGTGATAATCATATCCGGGGCAAGGCATACTCGGACATCAATCATGCAATCCGTAAACATTTTGGAGTTCGCCGACGTGAAATTCCTGCTAAGAACTTCCACGATGCTGTATCGTTCATTCGTCGCTGGTCTATCAGTCCAGAGCTGAAAGATGAAATTTTCAATGCAAATCAGCAAGTGTCACTATTCAATTAAGGAGGGAATATGAGTCAACAACACAAGAAATGGATTGAGCTAGTCAAGCAGCGACTCAATGAAAAAGGTTGGAGTCAGTCGGACCTCGCAACAGTCATCGGTGTCACACCGGCTGCAATCAATCGACTAATCAAAGAGGGGCATGGAAGTGATAGCCTGAAGCTTGAAATCACTAAAAAGCTGTCTATCTCTGATAGTTGGACTGTCTTTGAAGAAAGGTAGGGGAGAAGATGCCGCAGGTAAAGATAAAAGAAATTATCTATACGCCAGCTGACGGAACGGAAGAACCGACAGGCGGAGATTATGAACATCTAATGCAAAGGTGGCAAGGGCTGACACTTCCAACGGCAAAGCAATTTGTCAAAGAAATGCGAGAAAATGCAGAATTCGAGCAATATGTCTTCAATCCGACGCACAAGCTGATGTTTGTAGACTATGAGGGTTTCCGAAAGTTCTGGAAGTGGAAGCAAGTAAACCGCTACCGAGCTAAAAAAATAAGCCTTGCCGAGATTGAGTCGGACAAGGCACTAGCGAAGCGATTAGGCTTCTAAAAAGTATTTGCTTAATTATATCACACAACGAGGAGAAAAAACAATGGAACCAACATTAGGAAGTCAAATCATGGGAGTTGCATTGATTGCAACAATCGCATTTATTGCCGGCTGGTACGGCAACCGGATGGACGCTCGCAAACGTGCGAAGAAAGAGCGCTTGGAACGCATGCAAGCGGAGCTTATGGAGCAGTATCGCGAAGACTTGGAGCTGTACCACATGGAGAAACAGCAAGCAGAAAAGGACGCTTTGGCGATGGCTAGAAAAGGCATTACGCCAGCGTTTGAATATTAGGAGGGGATATGGAATTAAAAACAGGTGACTACGTCAAAATTTTAAAAAATGGTGAGTTTTTTAAAATCGTACAAATTAAAAATATGTACGGAAATATAATTAATACCACGCATGGGATTTATCTTCGTGATACGCTGGCAAGTAAACTTGATAGCAAGTGCATTATATCTGGAATTGTGAAATGGGAGGATTTGAAATGATACAAAAATTTAGAGCTTGGAATAAAGCTACAAAAGAAATGCATGAAGCGGATGATATTGTGTCTCTTAATTTCGAGAAAAAACAAATTTGTGTGAAGACACTCTTTTTTGGGCAATTAAATTACTATGATTTAGATGACATCGTTTTAATGCAATCAACAGGCCTCAAAGATAAGAATGGTAAGGAGATTTTTGAGGGGGATGTTGTCCAATATCAAAATACCAAAGTTCCATCTGCTGACAGTAAAGGAGTTATCAGATATTTTGATAATTGGGCCATGTTTGGGATTGATATAGAACACAACGAACCAAGAGCGCTATTCTTTAACGGCTTGTCCGACCACATATCATTAGATGTCGTCGGCAACACATACGAAAATCCAGAATTGCTTGAATAAAAATCAATGGAGAAAGAAAATGGAAAAATATGAGTTATTAATTGACGACACGATTGATGTTTTCGGTGTCACACTGTTTAGGATTAAAGCGTTAATCAGCTTTGGTAACGTCGAAAAAGGCGCTCTAGGTGGATATGTAGAAAAAGAAGATAACCTATCTCACTATGGCAACGCTTGGGTCTATGGCGACGCTTGGGTCTATGGCGACGCTAGGGTCTATGGCAACGCTGAGGTCTATGGCAACGCTGAGGTCTATGGCAACGCTAGGGTCTATGGCAACGCTAGGGTCTATGGCAACGCTGAGGTCTCTGGCAACGCTGAGGTCTCTGGCAACGCTGAGGTCTATGGCAACGCTGAGGTCTATGGCGACGCTGATTACATGATTTTTA